AGGTGGCCTTGTTGATCGGTTCACCACGGAACTCGTCGGTCACGTCGTACCGTTTTTTATCCTCGTTCCAGACGCACCGTGTGTACTTGGGTTCAAGCAGACGATTGCCTTGCTTGTAGGTACCACTGGGTCCGGGACGATTCTTCAGACGGTCGGGCAACGTCTCGGGATCGACCCAAGAGCGAATGACCAACTCGTAGATACTGCCGTCTTCTTTTCGGATGACGCAGTAGTTGTCGAGTCGGTGCTTCCTGAAGTTACCATTCGGCAACTTTTCAAGAAGAGTGTCACCAATAACCACCAGATCCAAACACACGCTGTGCAGTTCGGGTCGGAAGTTACTGGATTGAAGGCGTGACATAATCTCTGCATCATACGCAGAGACTATGTTGTGAATCTGTTCATACGCCATGGGCGGCACACCGACAGGCATCGCCACGTTGGGCGAGACAATCGGTGAACCGTTGGTCGGTAGCACTGCATTGGCGATCTTGGCCGCGAGTGCGGCAGAGCCAATGGCAGGGGCTGAACTGAGGGGCGTGTCCAATTCATCTTGCTCGTCCCAGTTCTCGGGAGGCAACATGATTGGAAAGGTGTATTCGGCACACTCGCGTTTGCGGTCCATCAGAACGATACGCTCTGATTCAAGTGTGTCGAATCTTTGTTCAATAGTTTCTTCTGTCATTGCTTACTCCGGAATCCCCAGTCCGGGGTTGGTCAATGATTGTTTACCTTTGTTCTCAACGGCACGGGACATCGCATAGTCACGCAATGATCTCGTTTCAGATGCTTTCTTTGCATAGTCCTCTGCGGCCAACTCAGCACGAGATGGAGGCTTTGGGGCCGGAGGTATTTCCGGTGCTTTACTGCTTGCTCCCATACTGTTTCTCCAATTCTTGTGCCAAGATCTTGACGATCTTTTGTTGTCCAGTGATAAAGGCGATGTCCTCGGTCGATACGGAGTTGGCACCGTTCGTACGGTTCCACTCCAGTGTGTCAACCTTGGTGAGAAGCCAATCCAGAAAGTCCTGATTCAACGTAATCGGGCAATCGCTTTTCGTAGCGACCCCAGTCTCCCCGAAGAATCGAGTCCTCAATTTCTGCAATTGTTTTAAACTTACGTTTACGTTTACAGACATTATTTGATTCCAAAGTTAACTGCATACGCATACAGTATTCAACGTCTGTGATGCAGTTGTTCGGTCTATATCCCTTGAAGTTGGTACACAACCACCATTTGATGTTCTTCCACATCGACACGTGTCTGTTGTGGAAACAAAAGTCTCGGTACACAACATCATACAACCAATACTGGACCGTAAACGGTCTCCAGTTTGGGTCTTTACAATACACGGCGTGCGACAGTCCGTGGTGTGGCGTACAGTGTGTCACAGTGTCATAGTACGCCTGTACGTGACAGTATTGACAGCCTGTAACGATCTCCGTTACACGTGCCTGTAGCCACCACCACCAGAACTTAAAGATGTTCAGACCTTTCATTCGCACAAAATCGTCTGACGTATAGAAAACAATCTTTAAAGGGATCGAAAGCGCGCGATCTTTTGGCAAGTCGCAGGGTTCAGGCATCTGTTCCTCCGGACCACGTATAGTCAGTCTGAGGCTTCCACGGTTCCCACACAATATGACCGTCGTTGTACGACACAACATTGGACTCATCTAGGATCTTAACCAACTGTCCCTGAGTGATACAGTACCGATACGAATAGCCTGCTTTCTCGTAGGCTTTCAGTACGGTGTCCTCGTTACAGCCGTTGGCCAAGATCTTTGCGGCCTTGGCAGGACCGACACGATACATACCCGGCACACAGTCGGTCGCATCTCCCGTCAGCCACTGCGTATAAAAGTTCTGCTTGGCTTGATCAGGGGAGACGACAATAGCCGTCTGCTTGACAGGATTGTAATGCTGCCCCGGAATTGTCTGCAGGTCTTTGTCAACCGTGACAATGACGGACGAGTCAGTCATCGTGGCATTGATGCCCATGATGTCATCAGCCTCAAGACCTTCTTGGTACTGGATGCTGTACTCGTACACAGGATCTAACAAGATCGAGTACGCCAATGAAAGATCATCTGGCAAGGTTCGTGTCTTTCTTACAGCCTTGTAGTTGCTGTATAACTGGTGTCTGAAATTCGGTGTTCTGAATTTGGACAGACACAACAGTGGTTCAGGGTTCTTCAGTTTGAATGCCTTGGCAGCCTCGGACACCCACTGTTGAACCGTACCACTAAGGAGATTGTTCAGATCAACACCGTCGCCAATATTCATATAGGCACAACGATAGGCCAGATAGTCTCCGTCGATGAAGATGGCATCGCTCATGCGTTCGGTTCCAATCCGTCAAATAAATCGAGTTGATCGCAGTCTTTGGGAATTGAACGAGGATGTGAAAAGTGATGGTATCTCGGACGATCATCCAAAGCCAGATCATACACACCGCGCTTGACCATCTCGTCGGTATGTACCAACATCATTGCGTTGGCAAGCATATTGGCGGCATGATCTTCATCAACCCATCCTTCAATATACTGATCAAGGTGTCGCTTAAGAGACTGCATATGGCGCATAATTGGAATACCCTTTTCCCAATTACGATCACCATATTCTTTGGCTCCCTTTTCAAGAACATGTGCAAGCCTTCGCATAGCAAATGTAGAAATCAAATCGTAGCGTCCTTTACCTTGTTGACTGCCACGAATTGCTCCTGTATAAAACGCTTGAAATTGGTTTGTTTCGTTGTTCATATCAATGACACTCCGCCCATGACTTGCCGATCTTGTACTCGCCGTCCAACGGACAGGCAAGACCAAAGTACAGACCGGACTTCTTGATTGAATCCACACTGGTGAGGCCAATAAACTTTGCAATGTCCTGAGTACGGGCCTCGGATTGGTACTCGTCGTGTACGTTCAGCATGTCTGCCCAGTCAACACCGTACACGTGTTGTTGGTTGATGGTCTCGTATCTAAACACAAGTGCCTGCTTCATCACAAGGGCACCACCGCTCTGCAACAGAGTGTTCAGTGCGGCGTGTTGAGACCTGATAGGAATCTTACGACCATCTAGTCCCACAATGAAACCAGACGACACACAATCGGCACAGAACTTTTTCAGTTGAGCAAGTGCAGGCAGTCCCTTCAGGAATGTCTCCTTCAGCCTTGCACCGTCCTTGGACGTTCCCTTGACAATCTTGCCGATCTTCTCGTCTCCCGCTCCGTACAAGAATGCGTAGATGAATGTCTTGGCCTGATCACGGTTTTCCAAACCTGCCGCTTTCTGATTATACGTGTGTACGTCGCCCTCGGTGACTTGTTTGACGTATTCGCCACCGTCGTACTGGGCCATGTAATGTGCAAGCATTCTCAGTTCAAGGCCACTGGCATCGGCACCGACTTGGTACCAACCCGGTCGTGGCTCGAAGCACTTGCGACACTCGAAGCCGTACTCGCCCTCGAAGCCGTACAGGATCTCCTTGTTCTTTCCCTTGCGGATCTTTGGACAGTTGACATTGGGGTCACTGTGTGTCATACGTCCGGTCACGGCACCGTTGGTGTTGACCGAATGGTGTAGACGATTCGTGTTGGGAGAGATGCACTTGATCCATGTCTCGGCGATGTTGGCACGGTTCTGACACATGCGCCAGTCAACGATCATCTTGGCCTCGGGATACTTGTCGGACAGTTTCTCAAGCACGTCACCCTCGGTGGATGGCTTGCCTGATTCTGTCGTGATCTTGGGCTTCCAGTTGTACTTGGCGATAAGACGCTCGGCAATCTGGTCCCCAGAGGCAGGGTTGAACGGGATCTCTTTAAACTTCATTGGACCATCGCCAATGATTGGAGCCTTGATACCGTTCTTGCGTGCCCAGTCCTTGGCATCGGACTTACGTGCAAACTCGGAAGAGATACCCTCAATGAAGTAATACTGGGGTGTCTTCATAAACTCAATCTTCGGAGGAAACGCATCCTGTAGTTTCTTCAACAGGTCTGTGCGCTCGGTGTTGGCCAAGGTGTACAGGTGCGTGGCCGCAGGGATCGAGATAGACACACCGTTCCAGTGTTGCTTGGAGATGATCTCGGCAACCTTGTGTTCCAGTTGGATTGCCTTCTTCCATGACGACCAACGCTTTGACAGGTATCGGTAGATCTCTTTGGTCAAGAGAACGTCGTTGCCACAATACTCTGCCATCTCGTCGGAGTATTTGCTCCAGTCACTGTGACCGCCCTTGGGGAACTTTAGAAACTGTCCCCATTCAGCCAGACTGTTGCCACCGACAGGACTTGAATGCCTGTCAGGGTACATGAGCCGAGCAGTGACCAAAGTATCAATTCGTTTGTTGAAGCGGGCACCATGCAGACTCTCCAGAACAGGACAATCAAACATAATGTTGTTGTGCCCAACAACGCAACTTGCGCTCGCAAGACGTTCAATCGCCTTATCAATTTCTCCTGGTCCATAAACATCCGCTCCTTCTTGGTTGAGATCAGATATGCCAATACACCACACCGTGTTGGCATCCACCGACAGTCCGTCAGTCTCAATGTCAAAGAATACCATCGTCACTCCTGTGTAAGCCACCGCCGCCCGTTAGAACGGCGGCAGTTGATTACTTGTTCTTCTTGCCAGAGGGCTTAGGTTCAGCCGTAGGATTGGGGTCCATCGTCTGAATCAATTCATCCACGACACCGACCAACTTAAGAACTTCTGCTTGCAACTTGATCAGGTATTCTCTCGTCTCGTAGTGTTCACGTGCAAGTCGAGGAATGTGAACCTGCATCGCAGACACCGGAGTAGCACTAGGGATCATAACATCATCATCCGTCATAGGGGTTTCTTCATTCATTATTCATCTCCAAGGATATCATCATCCTGAACATCGTCTTCAGGAAGTTCGTTCTTGAATGTCTTACCTGCTGAGGGCGCACCCTCGAAGCACAACTTACCGTCTTCGTCACGGTCCCACGGGATCTCTGCCAAGCGTCCCGTCTCTTTCGAGAATCGCAACGCATTGACGATACCTGTCACGCCGCTGAAACGATCTTTCAGAGAACGCACGGCAATCGTGTTGGCAACATTCGGGTCTTGGTGTTGTTGGTCGCGCTCGTAACCGAGTACGCCATCGGCAAGATGGTACAACGAACCGGAACCACGTAGATCCTTCAGGGAGATTTGTCCGCCTTCTTCGTACGGTGTGCCATCG